TGGAAAAGATGGATCCGGAGTCGTTCAACGTGAAGCGGCTGGAGCAGCTTCTTGCCAGCGTGCGCGACCTGAACACGCAGGCGTATGCGGCGTTGTCGGATGAGCTGCATACCGAACTGCAAGACTTGGCGCAGTACGAGTCAGGCTATCAGGCGCAGCTGTTCCGCTCCGTGATCCCAGCGCAGATCATCGCGCAGGTCGATATCGCCACGGTGAGCGCAGAGCAGGTCTACGCTGCCGCGATGGCGCGCCCGTTCCAAGGTAGGCTGCTGAAGGAGTGGGCGTCCACCATCGACGAAAACCGCATGGCGCGCATCCGCGATGCAGTACGCATGGGCTACGTCGAGAATCAGTCGATCAGCCAGATCGTGCAGCGCGTGCGTGGGACGAAAGCCAAGGGCTACAGCGACGGCATCATCGAGATCGACCGCCGCCACGCCGAGGCAGTCGTTCGAACCGCAATCAGCCATACCGCGGCATTCACTCGCAACCGCTTCCTGCGGGCGAACAACGATCTGATCAAGGCAGTCGTGTGGACGTCGACGCTCGACAGCAGGACGTCGGAAGGCTGCCGGCTGCGCGATGGGCTGAAGTACACACCCGATGAGCATAAGCCGATCGGCCACAAGGTGCCGTGGCTTGCTGGTCCGGGACAGTTGCATTGGAACTGCCGCTCAACTAGCGTCCCGGTGACGAAAAGCTGGGGCGAGCTCGGTGGCGTCGATATTGGCGAGTTCAACGCCGAGACCCGCGCCTCGATGGATGGCCAAGTCCCGGGTGACACGACCTATGCCGACTGGATCAAGAAGCAGCCAGCAGGGCGGCAGGACGAGATTCTGGGCGCTACTCGCGGCAAGCTGATGCGCGACGGAAAGCTGACGCTCGATCGCTTCTACAACGAGAAGGGCAAGTACCTTACCCTCGAAGAATTGCGCAAGCGAGACGCTGCCGCGTTCGAAGCAGCCGGCCTATAATTGAAGCATGAGCCGCTTCACCGTCATCGAAGGCACCCCGCCTCCCGATACCCGGGAGCAGCGCGTCATCGACCGCATCAAGAAGCTGCGCAAGCCGGCGAACATGATCCAGTGCCCGCGCTGTGGTTCGCGTGAAGTGCTGCCGCTGACGACTGGCGCGCTGTTGCGTGACGGGAAGGTGACAGGTGGGACGACGGTGCATGTGTGCGCGTCGTGCTTTATGAAGGGTGAGCGTGTAGTGCTCGCATAAGTATCAAGATCCAATACCAAAGCCACCTCGGGCAACCCAGGTGGCTTTTTCTTTGGCCGCAGCGCGGATGCAATGCGGCGCTCTGGGCGGATGCCCGCACATTGGTCGGATGACCAGAAAGCGAACGATGAAACTGAAACTTGACGAGAACGGCCATGTGGTCGTGCAGGACGGAAAACCGGTGTACGTGCATGACGACGGCAAGGAAGTGGCATTCGATGCTGCTGGCACCGTGCAGACCATCAGCCGCCTGAACGCCGAAGCACGCGATCACCGAGTCCGCGCAGAAGCTGCCGAGAGCAAGTACAAGCCGTTCGAAGGCATCGAGGATCCGGTCGCCGCACGCAAAGCCCTAGATACCGTCAAGAACCTGGACGCCAAGAAGCTGATCGACGCCGGTGAGGTGGAGACCGTCAAGGCGGAGATCACCAAGGCATTCCAGACCCAGCTCGACCAGGCGACCACCAAGGCGCAAGCTCTGGAGCAGCAGCTGTACGCCGAGAAAATCGGCGGGGCTTTTGCCCGTTCTCCCCTGATCGTGGGCGACAAGGCCAAGCTGGCTATCCCCGCCGACCTGGTGCAGGCGCGCTTTGGCAATGCCTTCAAGATCGAAGACGGCAAGGTCGTCGCATACGACAGCCAGAACAACAAGATTTATTCGCGCTCCCGCCCAGGTGAGCTCGCCGACTTCGACGAGGCACTGGATGTGCTGGTCGACATGTATCCGCACAAGGACAGCATCCTGCGCGGCTCTGGCGCTTCGGGCGGTGGCGCAGGAAGCGGTGGCGGTGGTGGTGGCGGTCTCCCGAAGGGCAACTTCGGCGGCGACCGTAAAGAGCGCGCCCAGGCAATCGCTGCGCGTTTCCCCGATCTGCCCAAGAACTGAATTCAGCCCCACTCGGGGTGAGTATTGCCAGCTATCTCGGATGAGGGCGGCGCGCTGAGGTGGATGCCTCAATCAATCCCACGTAGACAACACTTTGCGATAAGGAATCATCATGTCCCTCTCCCAGATGCAAGTATTCAATCAGTACATCATGCCGGCGACCATCGAGACGCTGGCCCAGATGGTCGACAAGTTCAACCAGGCCTCCAATGGCTCGATCCGCCTGACCACCGAAGGCTTCGACGGCGACTTCCTGCAGGAGTCGTTCTTCGCCGCGATCCACTCGGCACAGCGCCGTGTGAACCGCTACGGCACTAACAGCGCCGCTACCCCGACCGACCTGACCCAGCTGAAAATGTCGGCTGTCAAGATCGCCGGTGGCTTCGGTCCGATCCGCTTCGAGCCGTCGCAGCTGACCTGGCTGAACAAGCCGACCGCCGAAGGCATCGAAGTCGCCTCGCGCAACTTTGCCGAAGCCCTGATGGCTGACCAGCTGAACACCGCCATCGCCGCCCTGGTCGCCGCTATCAGCAACCAGTCGGCCGCTACCAATGACGTGTCAGCTTCCGCCGGCCTGGACTACGCCGCCGTCAACGGTGCTCACGCCAAGTTCGGCGATGCCTCGGGCCAGATCGTTGCCAACATCATGACCGGCTCGGTGTACCACCGCTTCATCGGCCTGAACCTGGCTAACGCACAGAAGCTGTTCGAAGCCCGCAACGTGCAGGTGGTCGACGTCCTGGGCCGCGCGATCGTCGTGACCGATGCTCCGTCCCTGTACGCCGCCGGCACCCCGAACAAGCAGAAGGTGCTGGGCTTGGTCGAGGGGGCCGCCACCGTGTTCGACGGCAGCGACCTGATCAGCAACATCCAGACCACCAACGGCAACGAGCGTATCGAGACCACCATGCAGGTGGACTACACGTTCGGCCTGTCGCTGAAGGGCTACACCTGGGACGAAGCCAACGGCGGTAAGTCGCCGTCGAACGCCGCTCTGGCGACCGGTTCGAACTGGGACAAGGTTGCCACCAGCATTAAGGCAACTGCCGGCGTCATCGCCATCGGCGACGAAGCCAAGTAATGAACTGGCCGGGTCCTTCGGGGCTCGGCCTTTTCGCTTAGGAGACGTGCATGAGTAAATACACAGGCATCGCCTACGAGCCGCATCCGGTAACGCTGGAGCGCAAGGCCGAACTGCGCGCCCAAGGGCTGCAGATCATCGATATCCGGTTCAAGCCGGACGACGTAGAGGTAGCAGAGGCCGAAGCTGCCGTGGAAGCGCAAGAAGAAGCACCCGTTCGCCGCGGACGCAAGGCGAAGGCTGAATAAGGAACCACTGTGGCCCTGATCACCGAAACTGGCGCCGGCCTGCCTGATGCCGAAAGCTACTGCACGGTTGCCTATGCCGACCAGTACCACGAGCAGCGCGCTAACACTAGCTGGTCAGGGTTGGAAACTCTGCAAAAAGAGGCGTATCTACGTCGCGCCACCGAGTACATGCTGGCGATCTACCGCCTGCGCTGGAAAGGCGCTCGCGTCACCGCTTCGCAGGGTCTCGACTGGCCGCGCGTGGACGTCAAGGTAGCGGACTTCATCGTTGCTGAAGATAGCGTGCCTGCCGAGGTGCAGAAAGCCTGCGCGATCCTGGCGCTAAAAGCGACTAGAGGCGAGCTCGACCCCGACCCGACGCAGGCTGTGAAGCGGACGAAGGTCGACGTGATCGAGAAGGAATACTTTGAACCGACTTCGACTAAGCGGCACAAGGTCGTTGACGACCTGCTCGAGCCGTTTCTGGCCGGGTCGACCATGAATGTAAAGCTGGTGAGGGCGTAGCGATGACTTGCATTGCGTGGGATGGCCGGGTTCTGGCGGCAGACAAGCGTGCGTCTAGCGCTGGTTATGGCTCGACCGTAACGAAGATTGTACGCACCAGCGCAGGCGAGTTGCTTGGCGTATCTGGCGACTTCGGCGCAGGGCAAGCTCTGATGACGTGGTATCAGTCGGGTGCTAATCCGGACTCCTTTCCCGACAACCGCGACGCTAATGATTCCTACCGTGCACGCCTGTTAGTCATCGATGCCGGCCCACGCATCCGCATCTTCGAATCGACCGCGTACGCGATGACCATTGAAGATAAGTGCTATGCAATGGGCTCGGGACGCGATTACGCATTAGCTGCGATGCACCTAGGCCGTAATTCGCGCAAGGCCGTTGAAGTGGCCTGCACTCTAGACTCCGGATGCGGCAACGGCATCGACACACTGAGGCTGGAATGAGCTTCGACTACGCCGACATCGCCAACACCGCGGACGAGCTGCTGGCCGAGTTCGGACAAGCGTGCTCCCTTGGCTCAGTCACGGATGGCGCCTACGATCCCGCGACGGGCGAAGCCGCGCCGGCAACGACCACGCATGCGATCACCGCGGCGATCTTCGCCTACCCGCAGCGCTTCGTCGATGGCACGCTGATCCGCGTCGGCGACAAGCGCGCGTTGGTGTCACCAGTTGGCCTGACGGTCGATCCGAAGCCGGGCGACACGCTGACCGATGCGGCTGGCAAGGTGTATCAGGTGATCGACGCGAAGCCGACTGCGCCGGCTGGAACGGTGGTGCTGTGGACGCTACAGGTGCGCAAATGAGCGGCGGCTGGAGCATCCCGCTGGAGGAACTAGCGCGCAAGGTGCAGCTAGACCTAGAGACCGTGGCGCGCAAGTCGACGCTCGACGTCTTCACCGCAGTGGTGAAGGGCGCTCCGGTCGATACCGGCCGTCTGCGCGCCAACAT